CTTTCTTGCCCGTAGGGTCAAGATAAATAGGCCAGGGATCTCCTCCTAAATTTAAAGTCGTAGACACTTCACAGGAATAACGGTCCTTGTGTCGATGAAGAACGTCTCCAGTCTTATAAATTCTTGCATAGGCATAAGTTTCCTGCAGCTTGTAGCCTGTTTCCTTTTCCATTTTTTCTCGAAGACCCATAAGCAAAGTTTCCATAACCAGGTCCCCATAATGGGAATAGGTATTAGGAACCTGGTCGTCATTCCAGACGCCCCATTCGGCTGCAAAAGGAGATACCCATTTATAATCAAAAAAGAATCGTGCGACTCTTCGTTTATTAAGAAAATAAGTATAACAGAACTTAGCCAGCTCGGGAGTAATGGCTTTGCGTAAAATTTTATACTTTGTTTTTTTGAACATTCTTTTCCTTCATGAGCTGTTTTTTTCTTTCATCAATTAAAGTTTCTACAAAATCACCAGGATATTTTTTAGGATGCAGTCCCAGCATTGCTTTGACATAGGCGTTATGGGCAGCTCCCATTGCATTATGAACCTTAGGCAGATGAATTATCTTATTTTTTTTTATCATTCTTTTTCTTTTCTTGCTGTTGCAGCCATGTGGGTTGTGCAGGTTTTCCTAATACGCCGTTAGGAATAGCTTGTAGATTAAAATGAATAAAACGGAAAGGCTTATAGCCATTGTCTACCGCATACATGTGTGGCAGATAAGAATTAAAAAAGATTAAGCGCCCCGGTTTGGCTCTATAGTTGACTTGATGGGACGCTCCACTTATTTTAGAAGGATCTTTTTGAGGAAGTAAATTCATCATATGGCCTGGTCGAGGGTCTTCAAAAATAGGCATCGATGTTTGCTCGCCGGCTTTAAGAAAAAAGAATCCTGAGATGTGGCCGTTCCAATGCGTGTGCAGAGTATGGTGGCCTCCTCCATCTTTCGAAAATTCCTGAACCCAGATCTCAGTAATAAAGACAGTATGATTGCTTAGATCAAATCCTTGGCCATCCAGAAGATTCCATGCCGTAGCTCCAATATAGTCTTGCAGCGCTTTAAATTGGGGATCATTAATCAAAGTAGTTGAATGATGAACCCAGGGATGCTCTCCCTTATTGCCAAATTTTTTGTTTCTTTCTTTAATGGCTTTTAAATTGTTTAAACGCGCCTGTTTAATATAAGGATCGGAAGCTTTATTTAAATTCTTGACCCATTCCGGCTTATCCGTCCAGTAGACGGAAGAAGTAAAATAATGCTCCGTATTAAGCGCATCGGGTTCATTAGCTTTTTTTAATTTCTTTTTCATTTAAAGGGCCATCCTAAATTCCATATGACCAAACTATATCTTGATCCTTTTGTAACAGGCTTGACTCGATGCCACAGGAAGGAAGGAAACACGACCATTGATCCTTTAGGTCTAATTTCTTTACACACCCTAATGTTTCTTTTTTTATCAGGGTCTTTGTTTCTCATATCAAATTCCAGCTCTCCTCCTTTGTAGTCTTTTTCATCGGATAAGGAGAGGGTAACGGAAAGTTTTCTTATTTTGCCGTGAGAGTTTGGATTATTGGGGTTATTATAAGATCCTTCCCAGCTGTCACAATGCCAGTCATAGTACTGGCCTTTGTTATATTTAGTAAATTGACAGGCTTCCGACCAGTCCCATTGAAAATTCCAGCCCGCATTAGCGCTAGCCTGACGAATATAGGGATGAAGCTCTTTATAAATCCAGTTCTCGGCTATCCAGACAATATTAGAGTCTCTTTTCTTTTTTAAATCTTTAACTTGTTGGCGATTAAGTTGTTTAGGATTTCCATAGCCCCCGGTAACAGCCATTTGTTCCTTAATCTGTAGTCCGTATTTTACAATGTCATCACAGATATTATCCGGAATGGCTTTTTGAAAGTACCAGTAATAATTTAATAAATTCATCTTTCTTCATCTTTATATCACACCCCTAAAGGTAGTCAAATTCTATAAAATATAGGACAGTAAAATTTTAGCGAAAAATTTTTATTGGCTAGCTACTCACCCATGTTCCGTCTACTGACTTGCAATATTGTGATTGTTGAGGCCACATGCCTGATTGATAATTTATTTCTTTTGTTAAAAGGTATCCACTGCCACCCGCGCCTCCAGATGGACCGCCTGGAGGAGATCCTCCTCCGCCGCCACCGCCGCTATTAGTAGTGCCTGCTAAACCGGGTTGTCCGCCAGCTGGGGAAGGTGTACATCCACCGCCTCGGCCACCGCCGCCAACTCCGCCTGTTCCTCTTGTAGCTGCCGCTCCGCCACCGTGGCCAGCGCCTCCGCCGCCACCACCTGCGAATTGACCGCAAGCTGTAGCACCAGCACAAGAAACATTAGCTATATAATAAGGTTGAGGGGCACATCCATAAATTGGACTTAAATCTGTTCCAGGACCACCAGGTCCACCCGCTGGGGTAGTTGAATCACAACCAGCAGTTCCAACGCCAGCATGACCTCCGCCACCGCCACCGTATTCTCCAGGACTCGTATCACCAATTCCACCACTATTTCCCTGAGAAGGAGTTGTTGGGGGAGTGTTACCTGTTCCTGCAGCTGTTCCTTTAGGACCGCCTGATCCGGATCCCCCTGGAGTAGCAGTAGATGGTGCAGGACCTGCTCCGCCTCCACCTGTAGAAGTATTACATAACAAAGTTGAAGGTCCTCCTCTGGATGCAGTAGCACCTGGAGAGGCTCCGCCTCCTCCAATAACTACGGGATAAGCTGTTGCTGTGCAAACGGGCTGACAAGAAAATGTTCGAAGCCCACCAGCTCCGCCTCCGCCACCACCATCATTGCCTCCACCTCCGCCGCCCGCTATGAGGGCGTAATGCATTATAGTTGTGCCGGGTTGTGTAGTGAAACAGCCTGTAGCTGTTGTACCAGTTACTGTATTTTTTCCGTAAGAAGTCGGGTTGTCTTTTCCGATAATACCCCCCTGTGAACGTCCTGCTTTATCCATGGATGCCTTCCTATACGGACACCCAAGCTAAGCCTGAAGAGTCCCAGTTCCAATTAGTTTGATCTGAATGTTTTATAGCTGTCCATTTTTGGCCAGCTTCGTCCCACGATAAAGTATATCCTTCTGTGTCTGTAGGAGTAGTAACTGGCGCTTGCCAGTTATCACTTGCATCTAAAGACCATGAAGCAAAAGGTTGGGGACTAAGAAATTTGTTTTTAGCAGCGTCATAAATACTTCCTATGCCTGCATATTGTTTTCTAAAATTGTTATTGTAAGAAGTTTGTTTCCAATTGCCACCACCAAAAAATGTTGAACACCAGTTTTCTCCACTGACGTGTTCGTCACTCTCTACATGTTCATTGGAAACCACTATCACTCTTTGAACTACTAGGTTTGTTTTAGAAGAATCAAAAGGGTCGGTTTCTCGTTTAAGTTCTGCAAAATGTGCCATAAACTATTTACCGCCCTAATCGATTAGCGTTTCATACGATATAAATAAATCTAATGCTGAAGTAGCGCTAGCTCCACCTTTTAAAATGTCCCCTTCCATAAGATAGATAGGGGTGTCGGAAACCACCAATGTTGATTGATAAGGAACTGAAATTACTTTTGATAAATAAGTCGCAGATGCTGCGCCAGTTGTTGTAACTCCCGTTGTGCCTGATCCCATGCCGTCAACGTATAAATTTAAAGTTGCTGCCGCACTAGAATGCACATTGGCGCAAACGATTCGATTAATTTTTAAAATGTACTCAGCTGTAACTGTGACTAAAGTTGTAGTTACAGTGTTAGATAAATTCCAGCCCGCATTGCCACCAAGAATAGTTGCGACTGATACTATATTTGGATTTGCCATAATTAATTCCTTCTATTGTTATTATCCGAAAATCATTGCCATTGCAATAGCTTTCCCGGTTGAAATTCCTGCCGCTGCCCAAGATAAAGTGCCTGCAGCATCCGAAGTTAACGCATACCCAGAAGTTGTAGCATCTGCAGCTGGTAAAACCCATGTTACAGCTCCTGATACAGTAGTGGGTGCCTTAAATCCAACAGCAGCTGAATCATCAGCATCATTAAATAAAAGAGCATTTGTATTAGCTAAAGTAATTCCTGAAGAAGCAGCCATCACATCGATGACATTAGTTCCATCTGTATAAATTAATTTTGTTCCTTTATCTGTTGTAGACCAAGTAGGTCCTGTGCCACTAACAGTTTTAATTTGAACTGTGTAAGCATTAGTCGAACCATTATCAACCAACCACCAATTTTCAATACTATCTGGTACCGTAACAATTGCATTATCACTAAGGGCACCTG